CGTTACATGAGTCAATAACTCACAAGACATAAGGCGTCAAACTTGACAGCCCAGGTAAAAATTAAACCTAATCTACATCGTATTCTGAACATCCTTCCGGAGTTCTAGAATTTCTTGATTCTTTACTAGAATCATCATCATCGTTAGATGAATGATCACTATGACCAACATCATCTTCGAAAATATCCTCATCACCAATACAAACATTCAAACCTTTCTCAATAGCCTTCTTAATCAAACAAGGAGTGCAAACAGGATCACAAGAATGTACAATACTTTCAGAAATGAGGGAACCATCATCTAGTCACTTTGAACTAGACGCTTTAGGAACAACAGAAACTTCTTCCTTAGCAAAATCAGCATGACTTTCGTCCAAGATTTTTGTGCCTACCCACTGTAGAGCCCACCTATAAATAGGCGGTCCACTAATAGTAACAACCAACTGAATAGTAACAAAACACTTCACAGCCTTATCAGAGTAAATTACAAAATCTGGTTTAGGCAACGGCCCCCACATAGGCCAAATAGAGTCATCAAGACCCTCAGGAATAGTGATATCCATCGTATCGCTCTTATAAGGATCCATAGGACCCGAATGAGCTTCTTTGATGTTCTCATTATTCATCATAGAACCAAAGCTACTGATCTTTGTGTCAGGAGCTAACATTCCGAATAATACTCTTCCATTGGCATCATCGAAGGTGTATTTAACTTTCATACTTTTGAAAGTAATATTGCCTTTACGACGCTTCCAACCTCCAAGCAAATCCGGTAACGTCCAAGAACGGGTACCAGCCCCTGAAATGACTAACTGGAACAAATGAATGTGATCTTTATCATTACCCAAAACCGACAACTTCTGCGTACTCGTAGTAGGGACGGCATCAATCTGAACACTATCAAAGGCGGAATCCTTAGTAGTCATATTCATACAGTTGCGTAATGACGTCACTCTCGCTTGAGGTATACTCGCTCACATAGGGATTAGCCTCAACTGTCTTCAAAGCAGCGTCATACATGCTCAACACATATGTGATGAAACCAGGATCGTAGCCTTCAAAACCGACTTGCATTTTCTCCGCATATTTCAAACGAGCTCCGTGCCTTCTTTTGGCATTGAAAATCTCACTAGCTAAAACTTGCTGAGCAGCCATTTCATCTTCACTGAGAACTTCATACAAACGATCTTCATGGCGATATATAGTAAGGAAATCCAAATAGTAACCATCAATTACGTCCTTTATGCGACCCTCTCTCGCGGCCGACAACAGGCGTTTCAATAAGATGATTGGATTCTTCCAAACCATGCCATCTTTCTCACTGAAAGAACAGAAACCACCAACTTTCACTTCGAAATACTTCTCTTTGCTAATACCATCTTCTGGAGTATCTATAGCATC